GTATTCAACTAGTTTTTTGACATTTCGGTCACTGTAGTTTAACGACGTCTCGGTCGGAGATTTAATTGAATAACTCTGCATGTTGCTCATCATACGATGCTAACCGTCCTTCTGGCAAATATGGGTGTAACTCATATTTAGTGACAAGATTTTCTAAAAAGGCTCTTTTAGCCTCACAAATTTCCTTGCCATATTGAAAATACTCCCTATTCGCGGCTAATATCGATTCTGCACATTGTTGATCAAACGTTATGTTGCCATTATATGTAACAACAGTCAACATCTTAATAATTGATTCTTCTGCTAATGGGCATGCAACCGTACCAGGTCCGTGAGTGTCTAATACAAATTTACGTTTTAAAAATTCGAGTTCATCAACATTAATAAATGGAACTATTTCGGATTTTTTATCGGCAGCGGTATATACGACACCATATCTTGCTAATACAGTAGCAATAGAGACATGGTTCAACCATTCATATTTTGAAGACATGCAATTATCATCTCCAAATGTGAGAACAGATAATGAATTATAAAAACAATTATAATTAACAATCTGCTCATCACGTTCTTCTTCAATAATCATTGTTGCTATCATCATATACATAATATTGACCATGCCATTAATGATAGTCGTCAAAGAATGGCCGGAAGGATTACTACCTTCTGTCTCAATTATGGTTCCAAAAGCGTTAGATAATGGAAAAATGATATCTGTGGCGATACCTTTCGCAACCATTAAATCGTCATCACTCCATCCATAATGTTTCATCAAACGGATCAACACATTGAAAGCAGAACTCATTATTTGAGCAGCCATGCTTTTGTCAAACTTTTCATAATCACCAGCAATAAGTTTATCTATGCCATGCTGTACTATATATTCATATAGTTCCTTCCAATCGTCGGAATAACAATTAGCTCCAATAGCCATACCAAATTTATGACGCAATTTACCACTAAATAATGGTATACACCACAAAAAGAATTGACGCTCAAGAGCTATAAAAGCCACAGGACCACTATTAAACACACGACATTTCTGCCTAGACACTTTATCGTGTGTTAAGGGCTCATCTTTAAAATTAAAATCCCATACAATATTATTCCTGTCACCATGTCGGTATTTATCTAACATCGCATCGTATTCCTTTCTGACTTCATCATTAAAAGTGTAATGTAATGAATGATATTCATCTGGCGGCAACTCGACAAAGACTTTACTCTTTGGCCCTTTATGAGCAAAACCGCCAGATGTCTGCGGTGGCATTCTTTCCATATAAGCAACACCATCAACACCATTAATAGCACTACTCAAATCTAGTGGACCATTAGCAATATGTATATCATTCTCATCTATCACGCTTTTGTACCAATTAAATAATGCATCTTCAGCTCTTGTAACATAGCGTTGAGGAAAATTGGGCTTAGCTAACATAGGTTTTAAATTATTTACAGCAGCGGTATGTGAACTAATACCCTTTGGTGCAACGTGCAATGGCTCGATTAGAT